ACTTTATTTTCTTGTCCTATACGATGAGCACGGTCTTCAGATTGTAAACGTTTTTCTAAGTCGTAATTATTACTGTAATAAATAACATTACTTGCGGCAGTCAAGGTAATACCATAACCACCTGTTTGTACATTACTAATTAAATACTGCAATTTAGAATCAGGTTCTTGAAAACGATTAATTATTTGTTGACGTTCTTCATCTGGTGTTTCACCGTAATAAGTAGCTACTGCTTCAACACCTACAAATTCTTGTAACGTTTTTAAAATTCTTTTAATATCATATTGATAATTAGCCCAAATAATAGTTTTACCTTGTGTTTCTGCTAATACATCAATAAGAGCATCTAAACGATTATTTTTTATTTCTACTTCTTCGCCTTGATCATGTTTAACAAAACCACAAACCACCTGATGTAATCTTAATATCTGTGTCAAAATAGAAGTAACACTTACTAGTTCATTCGATTCTAATTCAGCTATCGCGTAATCTTTTAATTCTTTATAAACTTTCTTTTGTTCAGGAGTTAGTTCTACTTCCCTACGTTGATAAACTTTAGCAGGTAAATCTAAACAATCCTTTTTTAGCACACGATAAGAAAACTCGTTTACTTTAGTAGTTAGTTCTTCTAAGTTTTGATAACCGATAACTTGTCTAAATGTTCTAGCCCCCATATTCCTATTAATAAGTTGAGCGTAACGGTTCTGAAAAGAATAAAAAGACGTATACCCTAATAGTTGGTCTGATAAAAAAGCACTTTGACTATATAAATCTAACGGTGATTGTGTAACTGGAAAGCCCGTTAAAATCCTACGATATTTAGTATTGATAGCTAACTTCAATAAGTTTTTAGTTCGTTGAGCTTTAGGGTTTTTTATAGTGGTAGATTCATCTACAGCGATTAAACAGTTATGACTTAAAACAAATTTTTCTACAAACGTTACACCTTTTTTAGTACTAAACGCTTCAACGTTTACAATTAATATTTTTAAATCATCACTAGGTAGAAATAAATCCGTAAGGTTTTTCTTTTGTTGTTTAGTAGGAGCAGGGTTCCATACTGCTATTTGCCTTAGTACGTGTTCAGGCATATGTGTCGGTATTTCTTTTTCTGACCAATTACGATACACCCCTTTAGGAGCGACAATAACTGCGGCATTGATACCGCCTTTATCATAAAGCACAGAAATATTATCAATCAATACTTTCGACTTACCCGTACCCATTTCCATAAAGTACGCGTATTCTTTTTTATTCCAAGAACGTTTTAACGCTTCTAGTTGGTGCTCGTACGGCTCCGTTTTAAATTTATATTGCATGTTCTTTCTAATTTCTAAACTTGATTATATATTACAATTTATAAAAAATATAATCCAAAACTAATAGATTCCTCATGCCCTCTAATAGCTTTTACGTAAAAGTAATATTGACGAATCTTTTTATAACGGTAAAAATTTAAGATCAATATTAGTTTATTAACGATATTAGTAGCTTTTTATTATTTTGTTTAGTAAATTTTTATTTTTTAAAAACATAATATCCGTAATAACTTTACTTTGTCGTTACTGATATATATTATTTAATTACTAGAAATTAGAAAGGAGAAACATGACAGTATATGTTGTACAAGAAGTTCCAGGACGAAATATCGCCTCTGCTCGGCAGTACGGTGACTTCGAAGTCTTATTACCTTCGAATACTCAAATTATGTTGAGTGCGTCTCCTTCGGTACGTAGGATGAAAAAAATCTTACAAGATTACAAGACAGAAGATTATTTACTTCTAATTGGTGATCCTGCGGCTATAGGTGTAGCGTGTTCAATCGCTGCGTATTTTAATCGGGGACGATTTAATATTCTTAAATGGGATAGACAAGAGGGTATTTATTATCCTGTTGAAATCGACCTACATCAAAAAGGAGAGTTAGATGACTAAACCTACGTTCGAAGAACTTGTTGGGGAAGACGGCGTCCAAGAATGGAATAACGAAGTCTCCGATAGCGAGTTATCTACCGTTTCTGTTTTAGCCAATAAACAACTAAAACTAGCTAAAGAACTAGAACAGCTAGAACTAGATGTAAAAGCTAAGAAAGAAGAACTTAGATTAACGGCAGAACAAGAGCTACCTGACGCTATGGCAGCAGCAGGGTTGAATGAAATTACTCTTAGTACGGGTGAAAAAATATCCGTCGGAGAGTTTTATAGTGCTCATATTTCTAAAGCTAATCAAGAGGTAGCGTATACGTGGTTGATAGATAACGGACACGAGGGTTTAATTAAAAATGAAGTTTTAGTTAAATTTAATCGTGAAGAAAGCCAAGCAGTTGATCAAACTGTAGAAGCTCTTAAAACCCGTGGACTAGACCCACAAATAAAACAAAGCGTTCATCCTAGTACGTTAAAAGCGTTTGTAAAAGAACAACTTACTACGGGGAAGGACATTCCATCAGAACCATTTGGTATCTATATAGGTACTAAAGCAACTATAAAAAAGGATTAATATGCCTGAAGAAAAAACTCAAATAGCTGAGAGTCAAAATACAGCAATAGCTACTTTCGATGATACTTTATTATCGGGTGGCACAGGACTAGAAGAAACCACTACGGAAGATTTTGCGATACCGTTTATTCGCGTATTGCAACCTATGTCTCCGCAGTTAATAAAATCTAACGGTAGCTACGTAGAAGGAGCTAGTGCAGGAGATTTATATAACACCGTTACTGGTGAAACTTATGACGGCGAGAAAGGTATAAGTATTGTACCTTGTGCTTATAATAAGAAATTCATCGAGTGGATTCCTAGAGAAAAAGGTGGTGGTTTAGTAAATGCTGGACACGATATGTCTATACTTAGTAAGTGTAAACGTGATGAAGAGTCTAGAAGATACTACACACCTGAAGGTAATGAGATAGTAGAAACTGCACAGTTTTTCGTACTAATTACCGACCCTACCCCACAACAAGCAGTGTTGACATTTACGTCTACTCAATTAGGCGTGGCTAGAAAATGGCTTACTATGTTACGTATGGCTAGGGTACAAAACTCTAAAGGAGAGTCCGTTGAAGCACCTATGTTCGCGTTTACTTATAATCTAGCGTCTACTACCCAATCTAACGATAAAGGTACGTGGCACGGTTATAGCGTTAATCAAACAGGGGCTACTGATTTAACTACAGCAAAAATAGCTAAAGAATTTATGTCTGCGGCTAGGTCAGGAGATGTTAAAGTTAAAGAAGAACTACAAGCAGACGATGTAACGTTAAATGAAACTATCTAATCGGGAGATAACTTATGTCGTTAGCAGAGCAATTTGCTATACGATATGCGGGGCTACGCCAAGCATACGGGACGTTCACAGCTACTGATGATCTGCGAGAGGACGGTAAAGCAAACGGAAAAAATGTAACTATCTCTAAAGAGTTATCTGACGATGATCTTCTAAAATTATGGAACGATCATCTGTCGGGTAAACAAAGCGTAGGGATTGTATCTATAGACGAACACAACACTTGTGTTTGGGGTGCTATAGATGTTGATGAATATCAATTAGATTTAAAAGGTTTGGCTAAGAAATTAGTTAAACATGAATTACCGTTAGTGCTTTGTCGTAGTAAAAGTGGTGGAGCACATATTTATCTTTTTATAGAGGAGCCTGTATCAGCTAGTTTGTTACAACGTAAGCTACGTCAGTTGGCAGCTTCTATCGGTTTCGGACAAGCAGAGATATTTCCTAAACAAACTAAACTACTGTTAGACAGAGGTGATAGAGGTAGCACTTTAAATATGCCTTACTTTGGTGGGGAAAACTCTACGCGTTATGCTTATGGAGATAAGGGTCAAGCTCTTACTCCTGAAGAATTTTTAGCGTATGCAGAAACCATAACGCTTTCTAAAACTCAACTAGAAAAGTTAGAAGCAAGTCCTTTAACTGAATCGGTAGATTGGTTAGATCAATCACCACCTTGCTTACAACATTTAGTTGTACAAGGTTTTCCTAAAGGTACAAGAAACTCTGGCTTGTTTAACGTGGGGGTGTTCTTACGTAAAAAATACCCTGATGATTGGGAAAAACGTTTAGAAGATGTAAATATGCAGTATATGCAACCACCACTAGGAGCACAAGAAGTATTAACGATAGGTAAACAGCTACAACGTAAAGATTATTTTTATCGGTGTAATGATCAGCCGATAGCTAGTCATTGTAATAGTCCTTTATGTCGGACTAGAAAACACGGTATTGGAGCTAATGGTGGTACGCCATTGTTTAGTAATTTAACTAAACAAGACAGTGATCCGCCTATTTGGTTCTTAGATGTAGAGGGCGGTAGATTAGAATTAGAAACAGATGATTTATTAAATCAAAATAGATTTCAACGTAAATGTATGGACGCGTTAAATAAAATACCGCCGAAAGTAAAAGAAAACGTTTGGCGACAAATAATACAACAGTTACTAGATGCTTTAACTGTAGTCGAAGTGCCTAAAGAATCATCTACCGAAGGACATTTTATGGAGTTGTTAGAAGCGTTTTGTACGGAAAGACCTGCTAGAGAACGTGACGAATTATTATTACATAAGCCATGGACAGATAAAGGTAGAACGTATTTTAGACTAGCCGACTTGATGGAATATTTACACAGACATAATTTTAAAGAATACCAACGTAATAGATTAACTTCTAAATTAAAACAATTACACGGAGAGCCATACTTTTTTAATATTAAAGGCAAAGGTATTAACGTTTGGTATATAGATGAGTTTATAGCTCAAGACGAAGAACACGACTTACCTAATTTTGATGATAGTTTATTATGATTAAATTTTATAAAAGTAAATTTAACGGATTTAATCCATTAATAACGGAATGGGATGAACCTGTAAACAGAATATTTAACGGTAAAAAAATACAGGGTAGAAGAACTAAAGCGTTTGGCACTGCTGATTTTGAATACGCAGGTAGGTTATATAAACCTGTACCTTGGACACAACCTATGAAATATATCAAAGGTAATTTAGAAACTTTTATAAAACAAGAATTTGGTAAAACAGTTGATTTTAATTTTTGTTTATGTGGTTATTATGGTGTTGATGGTAAAGGTATACCGCACCATTCTGATACCGTACCAACGTTAGATGATTTAGTTGTTTCGATATCTTTTGGTTCGCCTAGAATATTTCAGTGGCAAGAATATAAACGTGCTATAAAAGAAGATACCGCAACAAGCAAAATAAACACACATTATATAGCTAAGAAAAGACTGACTAATTATTTAATGGAAAACGGTGATACTTTCGTGTTCGATGGTCACTCACAAATGAAAGCTACTCATGCAGTACCTGACGTTATAGGCGGTGGAGAGCGGGTTAATTTAACTTTTAGGACAGGGATATGACGTTACCTACGCATACTCAAGTAATTCTTGGACCCCCTGGAACAGGTAAAACTAGCACTTTATTAGGGTTGATAGAAGATGAATTAGAAAAAGGTACAAAGCCAGAAAGTATTGGTTTTTTTACATTTACTAAAAAAGCCGTAAACGAGGGTAAAGAAAGAGCGATGCAACGTTTTAATATCGCTAATAAAGACTTACCGTTTTTTAGAACTTTACATTCATTAGCGTTTAGACAGTTAGGGCTTAGTAGAGAAAGTGTTATAAGTCATTCAGATATATTAGATTTAAATGAGAAACTAAATATTCGTTTAACGGGTCGTACTAATTCAGACGATGGACATTTATTTGCTATGACCCATGATGATCGTTTAGCGTTTATAGAAAACTTAGCTCGTATGCGAGAAATACCATTAGAGCAACAATGGCACGAGGTAGAAGATGCAGTAGGTTGGTTTGAGTTAGAACGTTACGCTAGAGGGCTACGTTTATTTAAAGAAGATAGGTTGTTAGTAGATTACACAGATATGTTACAACAGTTTTTGTTACGTGGTGACGTGCCTAAACTAGATGTTATGTTCGTAGATGAAGCTCAAGATTTATCACCGTTACAATGGGCGGTAGTACGTAAACTAACAGAACAAGCTGACCGTATATATGTTGCGGGTGATGATGACCAAGCTATTTATAAATGGGCAGGAGCAGACGTAGATTATTTAATTAAAAATTCTAATAATGCTTTAGTCTTAAAACAATCGTATCGTGTACCGTTAGAGGTTCATGAAGTAGCTAAACGTTGTATTGATCAAGTACGTTCTAGAATCTATAAAGAATGGACACCTAGAAAAGATCAAGGCACCGTGCGTTGGGAACCAACTATCGAATTAGTAAATATGGAAGAAGGGGAGTGGTTAGTCTTAGCTAGAACTAATTACTTACTAGAAGAAGTAGACGAGTATTGTAGAAACCAAGGTTGGTTTTTTGAAGTAAAAGGTAGACCCAGTATTTCCGAAAAGAAAATTAGAGCAGTAATAAATTGGGAACGATTAAATCAAGGTAGAGCAGTGCCGATAAATGAGTGTACTAATATTTTAAAATATATGCGAATTAAAGACGATAAAAAACTAGACACTATTGACGCAGACTTAACGATGCAGTATCAAGATTTAAAAAATATGTTCCCTGATCTACCTGAAGGTCGTTGGTACGATGCTTTTACTATGTTAAGTGTAAAAGAAATAAGTTATATACGAGCCATGTTACGTAGAGGAGAAAAAATAACAAAAGAACCACGTATACGTTTATCTACTATTCATGCAGCAAAAGGTGGAGAAGCAACTAACGTTGTCTTATTAACAGATATTACTGCTAGAGTTTATAAAAATTACCAACGTAATCCTGATGATGAAAACAGAGTATTTTATGTAGGTATTACTAGAACAAAAGAGAATTTGTATTTGATTGAGCCTAAAACAACACGCTGCTATCAAGTATAAAAGTTCTTTACTTTGCACGTAAAAGTAAAGGATAATAAAATATATGATTAATTTTTTAGAAAGGAGAATATATGTCATCAATTAGAAAGAAACTTACTGTTAATGAAAACGACAGTAAAAATACTAGAATGGACCTTGCTTCGGCAGGGGTGTTAGGTAACTGGCGACCTGATGAACTAGCTCATATGAGTCGGTTCGATAAAATCGCTAGTTTAGCCATAGATGAAGCTAAAGTTTTAGATAGACCGCTAGATACTTTAGAAGTTGGTTGTGGGGAATGTTGGGCGTTACGTTGTTTGTATAAAGCATACGTAGTTAAAAAATCTGATATTATCCGTTCGTATTATGGTTACGATATCGACCCTGCTTGTGAATTAGAAAATAAGTTTTGGTCTAATGCAGGTGGTAAATTAGAAGAATCTACTTGGTTTAAAAACTTTAACGGTGAAATACGAATACAAGACTTAACAGTAAACCCTGTGTTTGATTTACCTGATGAAAGTATAGATTTTTTCTGGTCTACCGAAGTTATTGAACATATGGGTAGAGAGTTTGTACCCGCATGGTTGGATGATGTGGCTAGGGTTATGCGACCCAATGCACTAGGTTATGTTTCTACACCTAACCATGACGGGTCAAACGATAAGTTACCTGAAGATCACGTTTATGAGTGGGGCTTCGAAGAACTAAAAGAAGAACTAGAACGTAACTTTAATATTGAAGCGGTCACGGGTACGTTCATACAAATGCCTAATTTAAAGAAAGCTAGGTTTGATGGTACACGTGATAAATACTTAGAGTGGACAGATCAACAAATGATTATGTTAACTGAACGTTTCGGCAAACAGTTCTTACGTATGGCAGCAGCAACTATGTATCCTGAACACGCTAATAACTGTGCTTGGAGACTAACTAAGAAGTAATGTTTATTGCAGAAGAACTTGATAGATATTTTTACTGGCAAGAAGAACGGGAAAGTATTCGTAAAAAGAAAGAAAATGATTTACCGCCCCCTTGGACTAATGATCCTATCTTACAAGAGTTTAAATTCTGTCAAGTTTATCGAGAAGAAGATAGGACTACTCGGTGGCTTAGAAAACATATCAGAGAACCGTTACGAGACGACCCTAGAGTTTTTATGGCAGTAATAATTTTTAGGTGGTTTAATTTAATAGAAACAGGAAGGACATTAGTAGAAAATGATCTATTGTTTAATTGGGATAGAAAGAAAGCTATTGAACTTATTAGAAAACAACCTAAATGGATTACTGGTTCTTATATTATTAAAACCCCTAATCGTATGGATAAAGTTACAGGAGTAGCTGAATGTATAAGTCATATGTGGAATGACAGAAATTATTTAGTGACTAAATTAGAAAATGAAAAAGCATTAGACAATTCTTCTTTAGAGTTTTGTTGGGAAACGCTACGAGATTATCCTTACATGGGTCCATTTATGGCGTACGAGGTTGTTACTGATTTAAGACATACTTATTTATTAGATGAAGCTAATGATATTATGACTTGGGCTAACGCAGGTCCAGGAGCCATGCGAGGTCTTAATCGTTTGACGGGCAGACCATTAGAATATTGTTTACGTAGTCATGATTGGAACAATGAGATGCAAGAGTTATTAAAAATAGCTTTCGAAAGAAACTCTTGGGTTACTAAAAGAAACTCTGTTAAATATGAATTAAGGGAGATAGAAGGGGGTTTATGTGAGTTTGATAAATACTCACGTATTCTTAAAAAAGAAGGTAGAACACGCTCTATCTATAAACAAAACGACTTGCCTATAGTTGAAGATGTAGTAGCAGGTAAAAGCAAATACGAACTATGAAAGTAATAACCGCACGAAATATAAACGACGCTTTTAGATTAGGTGTTGATTTCTTTTTAGAAAAAACTAATTATCGAGAACAAGAAAGTAGAAACGGGTTGACTTTAGAAGCAGTAGAACCAGTAGCTACGGTCTATCAAAAACCTACAGAACGTGTATTGTTTTGTGAAAAACGCGACGCTAATCCTTTTTTCCATTTTATAGAAGGACTATGGATGATACATGGACGTAACGATTTGAGACCTTTAACTTTTTTCGTAGAGTCTATGCGAGATTTTTCTGATGATAATGAGACTCTATGGGGGGCTTACGGTTGGCGTTGGCGAGAGTATTTTGATAAAGATCAATTAGAAATTATTATCGCTATGTTACGACGTGACCCCGACGATAGACGAGCAGTGTTACAGATGTGGGACGTTAAAGAAGATTTAGATAGAGAAGGTAAAGACGTACCTTGTAATACGAATATTTATTTTAAAGTTAGAGATAAAAAACTAAATATGACTGTTTGTAACCGTTCGAACGATATGCTTTGGGGGGCTTATGGTGCTAATGCAGTACATATGTCTATGCTACAAGAATATATGGCTTCGAGAATAGAAGTAGCTGTTGGTGAATATACTCAAATTAGTGATAGTTTTCATGTTTATCAAAACGACGTTTGGGAACGTTGTAAAGAGTTAGGTGTTATTGATATTTATAGTTGGCGTTCTACTAAAAACGATTATGAATACATTAAACAAAAAGACCTTGTACCTTTAATAACTCATTCTAAAACTTTTCAGTGGGAGTTAAATTTATTTTTCGAGACATTTGATGATGTTATAACGACAGGTAAAACGTTTTCAACTAAAGAATATATTGGTTCAGGACCAATAAAAACTTTTCAAAACCCGTCTATACGAGATATAGCAATACCTATGGTTAATGCTTATCTTTTTCATAAGCGTAGACGTTACGAGGATTCTTATGCTTGGATTAATAAAATTAAAGCATACGATTGGATGAAAGCGTGTTTCGAATGGGTCCGCAAACGAGACACTGCTTTTACATTAAAAATTGCGGACAACTAAGGAGCAAATTATGGCGATTAGTAATTGGGAAGCTATGAAAGACATAGCCCAAAACGACCTAGAAGCGTTAAAAAGAGCTGAAGTTTCTTACGGTGACTCTTGGAAACGTAGAGGTGGCGTAGGGGCTTTTATGATGTTAGCACGTAAGTTCGATAGGATAGAACACCAGTCTGAAAAACACGGGTGGGATATCTTTGAAGCAGGTGAAGCATTTAAAGGCGAAGCAGGACTACTAGACGATATCCGCGATTTACGTAGATATTTATTATTAGTAGAAAACGATATTTTAATGAACGATTCTGAGCAAGAGAGTAAAGCAATTTATTCTGGAGCAGTAACTTCAGAAGACGTACAAACAGGAGAATAATTATGAGTTGGTGGCAACAATTTAAAGACTTTTGGATTACCGATAGTACTAAAAAACCTGCAGAAACTAAAGATGAAAAAGTTTTAGCAGAAGCTATTGAAGAAGCTACGGTAAATTTAGATAAATTTGAAGAAGAAGTAGTAGAGGCAAAACGAGCACGTGGTAAAAAAGGTAAGTTCATTGCAGACGACCCTAATACCCCTGATGTAAACGAAGCATGGGTAGGTGGTAAAGCTCCAAAGAAAAAGAAACCTAAAGCAAAAGTTACGCGTATTAAAAAGAAAAAATAACTATGCAACAACCGCTTTTTGCTCCCGAAAGTTCTTGGTCTGTGCCTGATGTGTTTCCGCAGTTTTCGGAAACAGAAACAGTAGCAGTAGACTTAGAAACTTACGACCCACACCTAATGACTTGTGGTCCAGGCTGGGCTACAGGTCGTGGGTATATCGTAGGTATTGGGGTAGCTACTGAAAAGTGGTCTGGTTATTTTCCTATTCGTCATCAAGGCGGTGGTAATTTAGATGAAGATATTGTTTTACGTTGGCTACGTAATCTACTTAGCTCTACTAAACGAGACGTTGTATTTCATAACGCACTCTATGATGTAGGTTGGTTAAGGCGAGAGGGCGTAGAAATAAAAGGCAATATTTTAGACACTATAGTTGCCGCACCGCTAGTTGATGAACATCGCTATTCTTATTCGTTAGATAATCTAGGCGAGTTTTATTGTAACGAAAAGAAAGATGAATCGTTATTACGTGATGCTGCTTTAGCTTTCGGTATTAATCCTAAATCAGAGATGTATAAACTACCTGCAAAATACGTTGGTCCTTACGGGCAACAAGATGCAGCGTTGACTTTAAAACTTTGGCATAAATTAAAAGCTGAAGTCGTTGCTCAAGATTTAGAAAAGATATTAGCTATGGAGTGTCGTCTAATACCGTTGTTATTAGAAATGCGATGGCGTGGCGTTAGAGTAGATGAAGAACGAGCCGAACAAGTTAGTAAACAGCTCTCTACCGAAGAACAAAAGCTACAAGTAGAAATAAAACGTAAGTATGGTGCTGAAGTTAATCTTTGGGCTAACGCTTCGTTACAAGAGATATTTGATAAAAATAAACTTTGGTACCCACATACTGAAAAAGGTATGGCTAGTTTTCAAAAAGACTGGTTAGAGGGACATGAGCATGAACTACCGCAGTTGATCGTTAGGGCTAGAAAACTAAATAAAGCTAGAACAACGTTTATTGAAAAGATGATTCAAGAACATTGTTTTAATGGCAGGATACACGCGGAAGCTCATGCTATGCGTAATGATCGTGGTGGCACGGTCAGCGGTCGGTTTAGTTATAGTAATCCTAATCTACAACAAGTACCTGCTCGTGATCCTGAGATAGGTAATCTTATTCGTTCTTTATTTATTCCTGAAGACGGTTGTCAGTGGGGGGTGTTTGATTATTCTCAACAAGAACCTAGACTCACTGTACATTATGCTGATCAGATGAACTTAACAGGAGCAAAAGACGCAGTAGCTCAGTATACTAACGATAATGCTGACTTTCATCAGATCGTAGCAGATATGGCAAAAATACCACGTAAACAAGCTAAGACGATAAATCTAGGACTTAGCTATGGTATGGGTAAAGAAAAACTAATTAAAGAACTAGGTGTTGATGATTTAGAAGCGGAAGCTCTATTTCTACAATACCATGAGAAAGTACCTTTTATTAGAGCTTTACAAGATTATTGCACTCGCGTAGCTATGGATAGAGGATATATAAAAACTTTTGCAGGTAGACGATGTCGTTTCGATTTATGGGAAAATAAATACGAACGCTCTACTCCGTTGCCTTTAAAAGACGCACAAGAAAAATACGGAGATAATTTAAAAAGATCATTTACATATAAAGCCCTTAACAGATTAATTCAAGGTTCAGCAGCCGACATGACTAAATTAGCGATGTTAGGTCTATGGGAACAAGGTATTGTCCCGCACCTACAAGTACACGATGAAGTTGATGTTTCGGTAGTTGATCAAGAACAAGCTCTACTTATTTCTAAAACAATGCAAGACTGCGTAAAATTAGCAGTACCGTTGTTAGTAGATGTAGAACTTGGTAAATCTTGGGGTGAAACAAAGGAGATACTATGAGAGGTATAGATACATATAAAGCAGAACAAAACGCTAAACGCTATCGAGCAATCTATGATGATTGGAAAGCTGCAGAAGAAACGTTAGCAGAATTAGGCGAGAAATACGAATTAACTAAACAAAGAGTTTGGCAAATAGTAACTCGTTGTAAGTTGGGTGACGGTGATTATTATAGGGGCGTACAAATTGCCCGTAATAAATGGACAGAATTTATGCAACTCTATCAAGACAATGAACAAACTAAAAGGGCTTACGATGAGTGGCTAAAAGAAGTTGATGTCAAATTAGCTTCTGATAATCAAAAAGTAGCACCGCATACGGGATGGCTATAAAATTACTAAATTTTTTAAAATCGGTTCCCAGAAACCGCACGTACGGCGTTTTTCAAAAGACCCCGAAGGTTTTAGTTAAGAAATACCTAAATACGCCCAGATCGGCTTATTTTAGCTTATATGCGTTTTGCTCGTCTGTACTCCTTTACTTAACCTATATTGACCTTTATTATAAGTATTATGGTTAATTTTACACTGCAATACCACTTATTAGAAGATAAAAGCGATAGACCGTATGAGTGTGAGTGGTGCGGAGATAATTTTGGCGGTCATAAACGTAAATATTGTACGCCTAAATGTCGTGAAGAAGAAAGAAAATATAATACATGTAAAACAAATCGAAAAAAGCGTATAGAGAAACTAGATAAAGAATTAGCTAGACTTCGTGAGGAAAATAAAGAATTAAAATGTGTTGTTTGCGATAAAGAACTTACGGGTAATCAAACATTATATTGTAGTGATAAATGTAGCAGATTAACTAGATTAGATGAGCGTAAAAGACCTACTCCCGCAGAAAGTATTTTTTCTGAGACGGGTAAATGGCACGAAGGGTATTATGGTAAATGTAATGTAAATATTGTTGAGTCAAAAAACTGTTTAGAAGTTATAGATTTAGCACCCTATACTTATGAAAGTGATTATTATATTGAGAAGTGTATTATAGAAGATTTACCAGAAGCTCGTTATACAGACGGTTCGTCTCATTCTAATCAAATACACAAAGGACAAGACTTTTACTATGGTCCAAACTACTCGGAAAGAATGTTTGTTAAATACCGAAAAGAAAGTGCAATAACGAACCTTATAACTCTACTAAAACAAAGAATAAAACAATTAGAAGATGGCGAAAGAAAAGAACCTATGGTTGTTAATGCGGACTAATCTACCGTTTATACATCTACAACGAATCGAAACAGGTATGACAGGAGCAGGAGTGCCTGATGTTAACGGTTGTGCGAAAGGTAAAGAGTTTTGGGTAGAACTAAAAGAAATACATTCAGGTAATGCTCTTACTCTACGCCCTATGCAAGTAGCTTGGTTAGGTAAACGAGCAGCTCATGGTGGTCAAGTGTTTGTTTTAGCTAGAAAAAATGCTGAGCTGAAGCTCTACCATATAGACAGTTTAACAGGAATAAAAGAATTGATGAAGGGTGGTTATAACTCTCCCGCGTTGCTTACGCTAAACGTTCCTTACGATTGGGAGGCTCTTGGTAGTGCTTTACTTTCTTAAAGCTGTACTTTTTAATATACGGGTAGCTAACAACTACGTTCATTATAACAGTGCAAACAAAACGGAGGTTTTATGGCACATCAAGTAGAAACGATGGCGTGGGCTAATCAAGTACCTTGGCACGGATTAGGTGTCGAAGTAAGTGATGATCTTACACCATTACAAATGCAGGAGGCAGCAGGTCTAGACTGGACAGTTAGTAAACGTCCTAGTTATACGCTTGACGCACCTGAGTGGGGCGACGATGTTGGTTTAATCCAAGCGGAAAATACTTTCCACATCGTTCGCGATTCTGATAACCGTGTTCTTAGTCATTGCGGTAGGGATTATATCCCTGTCCAAAATAAGGACATATTTGAGTTTTTTAAACGCTTTACTGAAGCGGGTCACATGAAAATGGAAACCGCAGGTAGTTTAAAAGACGGTGGAGAAATTTGGGGCTTAGCCAAAATTTCTGAGGACTTCGAACTTGCGGGTGAAGACCATATTAAAGGGTATCTTTTAATACACCAACCGCACGTAGTAGGTAAGTCGATGACTATTAAACTTACCCCAATAAGAGTTGTTTGTAATAACACTCTTACTTTTGCTCTAGGCGAGAAAGGTACGGCGTCATTCCGTATGCCACACGTTAAAGAGTTTGGGGTAGACGTCATGGAAGCTGCTGAAGAGGCGTTAGGTCTATCAGCACAGAAGATGTCTAAGTTTAAAGAAGCGGCGGAGTTCCTTTCTAACAAGAAAGCTAAACACCCGCAGTTTTTAGACTTCGTAGGTGAGTTATATCAACCTAATACTATGTTGACGTATCGTCATGAAGCTAAACTAAAAGCTGATGGTAAGTTAATTGGTGAACAAGCACCACTTATCGAGCAGTTCAATAAGTACCCTAAGTTGGTAGTAGACGCTCTTGAGCAACAGCCAGGAGCCAATCTAGCTTCTTCTAAAGGTACTTGGTGGGGTGCATTAAATGCAGTTACCTACGTAGAGGATCACTTACGTGAGTCTCACGGAAAAGGTAATACCTTACACAGCTCTTGGTTCGGCGTGTCGGCTAACCGCAAAGCTAAAGCATTAGATTTAGCTATTAAATATGCGGAGACTGCCTAATGTCTGATAACCCTACACACTACAAATTTGACCACGAGGTCATGAGTATGATATGGGTTGCTCTACATGAGTCAGGTCAAGAAGACTTGGCTCAGGTAGTGTCCGACACTATGATTACGCAAGGTTGTCAAGAACTATCAGGAGTCGCCGAAGGCGATGCTGTTACGCTCTTGGCTTTTTGGAAAAACTTTTTAGAAGATAAGGGCTTAGTCCATTTTTCTAAAACAGACATAGAGGAACTAGATGGCTGATTTCGAAATTAAAATAGATAAAGGCGTACCTCTTCCTGAAGATACTAGGAGTAGGTCAAACTACCCTTTTGCTGATATGGAAGTAGGTGACTCTATCTTTATACCGTTGGAAGAAGGTGATAACGCCCAACGTATGAAAAACCGTTTATCACAAGCTACTCGGACGTTTGGTAAAAAACAAGACCCTGAGCAGCATTTTATAATTAGATACCGTCTAGAAAAGATAGGTGTTGGCGATAGAGAACAATCAGGAGTAAGGATATGGAGAAAAGACTAGACCCTGAACAATACGTAAAAGACTTAGAAAAACACGTAGATACTCTAGCTAAAAATCATTCAGCTGATTTAGCAAAAGTTCAAACTCTACTAGAAAAAAGTCTCTGGATGATAGATGTTGTCCCTAATGCTTTATTATGGGAAGACGTTGCCAAACTAAAAGATGATATTGAAAGTTATCTTTATGGGGCTAATCGTAATTACGTTGATCAAGACTAATCTTATACTGCTTTACTTTCGTTTTACTCTAAGGCAGAATAGGTACTATGTTCTACCGCAAGGTAGATAATTTTAACAACTAGAAAGGAGAAAGATATGCAAACGCAAACTTCAACTTCATCTTCTGTAAAAAGAAGACCCGCTGTCAAAAAGACAGCAAAAAGCAAGGGGATAACTATCCCTGAACCAAAACAAGCCAGTAAAGGCTCAGCACGTACTGTATATAAGTACAGTGGTAAAAAAATCGAGTGTAAAACTGCACAGATGATCGCTTTGATCAAAACTGTACAAGAAGCTAAGAAGCCAGTAGACCCTAAAAAGCCTGACTTCGCTAAAAATGAGCTTGACTCGTCTAGCTTTACAGCACAGGATTTGGTTAAACTTGCTGTTAAACAAGGTAATTTGATTACTGGTCAAGAACCTATGAGAATCTTTAGGTTTTATACTAAAAGATTGAAAGACGAAGGTTACTTTTCGAAGGTATAATTACCCGTGAGTGTGCGAACACTGTAAATAGTCCCGATATTACACTATTGTTCGTACACTCACCTTTTTAGGAGAAACAGATGAAATGTAAGTTTTGTAAAGAAGAATATACTGATCATGAAGGAGAGGACAATGGGATTTGTGATAGTTGTTTCTTTAATAATCCTTGGATGCACGACCAATTATGGGTGTGGGAAGAAACCGCAATTAAATATGGTTGGACTAAAGAAACATCACCAATAGAAGTTATAGACCCAAATGATGAAATGTGGGATGGTAGCGAATATGAAGAATGGGTTAGGGAGGAAGCATGAAAATACAATTTATTAAAGATAACGGCGAAGTTATTGAAACTACGGTCACGGAACTAAGTAGAGCAATCTATAGTTTCGGTTCAGCATTTACTAGCGAAGAGTTTAGTAATGCACTCTACGATTTTATAGAGGAAAAACAACAAGAAGATGAGAATTCTTTACACGCTAGATTGCGTAATGTACAACACGATGATACCAGATAGTTTTTATGTCTTGGTCTTTACGTGGTGTCTAATAGTGCTTTACTTTGCTAATATTGGCGTTTAATATAAATACTATAACTAAACAAGAAAGGAGAAAGTTATGAATAAAAAAGACGATAAACCATTGTCACCAGAGGAGCGTAGACGCATTAGTAGTCAATACACTATTGCCCCTGCGTATAATAAAGGAGCGTATCAGGTTATCCCTAGAGACGACATCAAACATATAGGGAGGTAGTTATGCCTAATAATTGTTTTAACAAAGTATCGATTTATGGTAAAGAAGCGAGTAAAATCGCTTCGGAGCTAAAATCAGAAGAAACAGTTTTTGACTTTAGAAAGGTGCTTCCTGAACCTGACTACGAAAAAATCGAAGTAAAATCAACCTTCCCGAAAGAAGATGAAAAAGACGATTTTCGTATGCCTAAATGGTGGGATTGGCGTGTACAAAACTGGGGTACTAAATGGAATAGTTACGATGACGAAGTTGAGATAGTGGATGATGAGACTGTGGAATATACTTTCAGCACAGCTTGGAGTCCGCCTGAACCTGTTATCGAAAAACTTAGGGAACAATATCCTGACGTTAGTATTACAGCGTTTTTTGACGAGCCAGGAATGGAAATTGCGGGGTATTACTAATGTTGATATTTAAACATTTAGATGACATAAACGCTGTTTATGGTCTTTTAGCTAAAGTGGCTGATGAAGTAAATGATTACTATTGGCACAACGATTGTGAAGTTGACCCTGAAAGAGCAGGTGCATTAGAGGAGCTACGAGCTCATTTAATAAAATGGGGTTATATTGATAAAAGCTATGATTTAGCTCGACTTACTTATAGTTTTCATGAGTTATATCCTGCTTCGCCAGTTACTCAAGAAAACAACAGACAATATCATGCAGTTTTAAATAAACTTGATGATGATGTTAGAAGGCATCTTTTATGGGATATGAGAAATATCGAAAAAGATACAGGCGAAAAGCTAGATAAATCTGTTAGGTTTAACATGGCTTTAGAAAAACTTTTACAAGAGGAGGAATAGTTATGGGTTTAGATTGTTTTATAGCTCACGGTAATGACCGTGATAAACCGTTTACGCATGAAGACGACGACCGTATCAAAGATATTAACTTATGTGGTGGTATGTTAAGTGGTCATGGTGCCGACGGTTCGTTTAGAGGTAAAGTTTATGAACCATTAGTTGGTGAACTTATGGACGAACCAGGACTTTGGCATCTTGATGGCGAAGACGCTCATATTACTAGCCAAGAACTAAAAGAACAAGCCGACGCGTTAGGTCAGTTGATTACGGCTAAGTTAGAAGACGCAGACGAACTTGATGAAGTGGTTGAAGACGATACTATTATTTATCAAAGTAGCATCGGTTACGAATATACTTTTAAAGAAGTTTGTGATTTAGAGACTTTGTTTCGCGTAGCTTCAGAGCGTGGTGCAGTAATGACAGTGTGGTGGTAATATGAAAAAGATTAAATATGCAACAATTCCAATACTAGAAAAATTAGTAGAACAAGCGGAACGTACGGATAAAAATCAATATCCTGATATGTATAAAATTAACGAAACGATTAGTGAGTTAGAACTAGATCATGAAACGGTTAAGTTTCCGATTGTAATGACTCTTGATCATAACGATATCGAAGTACGAGCCGTATTTAATATTCCAAATGTAGACGAACCTACAGTTATGGATAGGTTTTTATTAGATATGGAGTATCAAGATTATAACGAACTACCTGCTGTAGAGGTTAGCGATGAATTCTAAGAAAGCTAGATTATTACGTAAAGTTTTGAAAAAAGGTGGGGTCGATTGGCGACAAGCTAAACACGTACAACGTGTAAATAAAGATCAACAAGGTAACGAGCAACGTGATCCTACGATATTTTTAGACCCTAAATGTGGTCGTGCAATTTACCGTATGTCAAAACGTATGGCTAAAGTCAGGGGCTTGGTATAGTGCTTTACTTTGCTAATACTCGTAACTATAATTTAATAATAACTAATAACAAGAAAGGAGAAAGTTATGGAAGAAAAAATGATACTTGAGTTACTTGACAAACTTACGGAGACTTTGCGTAAAGTTGTCGAAACTCAAAAGTCACAAGAAGAGGTCAACAAACAACTTGTTGACGAAATACTAACCTTGAAAAACCGCATACTTATGCTAGAAATGGAAAAGCAGACGGTTGACCGTGTAAAGACACTACTAAGTAAAGAGGAGGTTGATGATGTTGACTACAAGTGATATCAAAAACCAATCGTTGAAGTATGTTACCGAGCATTTACAATACGATAACTTTACTGATCAACAGATAGTAGATGCTCACAACTGGGTGGTCGAGGTATTACTCGACTTTGAAAAAGTTTATGGACCTTCAGATAAACTCTGTAAGAGTGACGTACTAAGGTTTCTAGAACAGTATTTAGACAGTAATTATTCGCACGTGGCAGAGGGTCCAGCAGAAGATTACAGTCCTGAATACGTAAAACAACATACGCTAGGGAGGTAGTGATGACAGATAGAGAATTACCAGCAGGTTTAAAAATAATGGACGCTGAGCCGAAAGAAGTTACAAATCCTTTTTCAGGCGAGAGCGTAGTATTACAACCTGACGCTATTGCAGTCTATGATTTTATCAAAGGTGCAGAAGTATTAGGTCACCATGACGATTTACGTGAAGGTATCGATTGGTTTGTGCAACACGAACCTGAAGCGTATATGACGTTATTAGATTAATTATGAAGGTTAGCGGAAAAGAGGATAGCTATTAAAGACCAAATCCTGTTTGATGAGGAACTGATGTTTGTAGCTTACATTAGAGGATATATACTCTGTAAACTAGACTAAGAGAAATCATATGAACAACGCCTTTATAACTAGGAGCAAATTATGGATATAAAAAAATTAAATCAAGAATACAGTTACTCATGGTCGGATGACCGTAGCCCGTACGAAATCTTTTTTGATAATATGTACAAAGCGTATCTACTCGAAAAAGAAGCGTATAGTGAGCAAGATGTCTTGAGTAAAACAGATTATTTCGAAGCTAACCAAGACTTTTTATTACAAAAGTTTAAGGAGGAAGCATGAGTAAATATAAATATTTGGGTTTATGGGATATACAGTTTTATAAAGAAGATGGTGAAGGCAATGTATTAGAAAATAAAGATGGCAGTACCAAATTGTTTTCAGTAGTTGGAAACTCCTTTGATAATATTGATTTATCGGACATATCTGAATATGTAGAAGATGAAGATTTAGAAGAAATAGATGAGGAAGCATGAAACTATATCAAATTGATTACATAAATTCTTATGGCGAAACAGAATTTGTTGCACTTACAGATAACCCTGAAAAGTGGTTGAAAGAAAATAATGAACAAAGGATTCGCGATGGAAACGAGCCAGAAGATTTAGATGACTTTGAAATCTACGAGCAAGGTATATGGATTTATAACAAGGAGAACGCATGAAAACATATAGAGTGACAGCAGTACAACCAGGAATATACGAAATTATAGTCGAAGCAAACTCAAAAAAAGACGCACTAAAAATAGCTAACGCGAATAATGTAGGGTGGAACTTTTGTGAGTATTTAGATTGGGATGATTATGAAGTAGAGGAGGAAGGTTGAAGTCAGCAGGTTTTTTGTATTTTCATTTTTCCTGTCATACCAACTCGGAGTGCGGTTGTCTGACGAAAAGCACTCCACTCTATTACTGCTTTACTTTGGCGGTATTCGTAAGTAAAATGTACTTAGTAACTATTAATAAGAAAGGAGAAAGTTATGACTAAGAAAAAAGTATACGTTGGAAAATGTATCGAGGTGGGCGTACCTAGAGTATATGGTGCGACTAAAGAAAAATGTAGAGAAGCTATGGAGCGTTACACTACTAATCATGTTCGAAATAAAGCATTACAGATGTTCGAATATGACGGCGACGATCCATACGTTGCTCTAGCTGATCCTATGGGAGGTAAACGAGTATGACCAATAGAATCTATGAGTTTTACCTAATCGACCCTACGGGAGACGAAACTAGGAAAACTAATTACAGTGTTAGTAGCCCGAAAGGTAGGCATAAAATCTTTAGAGGCACGGTAGAAGACTTCCAAAAAGTAGAAGAACTTTATGGTGAGCTCTGGGCTAAAGTGATCGATAACCAACTCGGACTACTCGGCGACGAACATGCAGGAGTATTAACGGACGACCCGATATTACAAAACTGGGAAGGTGCCGAGATTATTGCCGTAGACCATCTTAATATCGAGTATTGGTATTTAGGTAACGGTGATTTAGAAGCAGTACCTAATCACGAGACTGCGTAGTAAATAACGCACTACAAGGGTCGACTCTTAGAGTTGACTATCAAAGTCCTACCGAGCTGAGTTTTAGTTACACTCGGTAGGCATTTTTAGAGCGTCGCTTGGCGTTTCGCGTACTGCTTTAAAATGGGTTTGCTCCCCTTTATAATATATATAAGCGTTAGGGAATTATCCCGAAGCGTAAGAAAGAGAGAAAGATATGAAAAATAAATGGATAAAACTACCTAATGGTGGAGAAATATATAAAGGAGCCGACGCTTCTGACTTCCCCGAAGCACCGTTAGGAAAAGAGCTGTGTGAGTATGAGAACGATACGTGGTTTATTGTGACTCATATGAGCGAAGATGATAGCTATACTTATATTACTCACCGATTCCCTGGAGGCGGCGGTGATACAGGTATGGTAATTAGATTGGAGAAATAATATGATAGATAAAATTACTAAGAAAGATATGGTCCATCCTGACGTGTTCGACTCAGAGAATGATCCCGAAAAACTAAGAGTAGAAAGTGTGATTAATAGCATTACGAGTCATTTGACGGACACGGATGAGATAGATTATCACTTTAGCGAGTGTGACGGACATGATGACGAGCATTATGAGAAGCTGATGTCTGATTTACCGAAAGACTCGAAATGGTTTACTATCTACGATAGTTGTTATTTTCCTGTCTTCGACGGTGATTCGTATAGTATTATCGAAGTGGCTCTTGTACCTAATAATGAGTTCTATTACTTAGCTTTGTCTATGGGTGGTTCGTTAGGTAGTAGTGCTCTTACTGAGTATTTCAAGATTCCTATAACTGGTAAATGGGCTTTTTCGGCATAAACTTAAGAAAGGAGGAAACAATGAATAATCAAGAGAACCGCAAAAATGTAGCACTACCCGAAGATTTAGCCGAGGATATAGACTATATTGCAGAGATGTTGTCCCAGCAGACAGGAGCTAAGATAGGCAGAACGAATGCCATCAGAGCAGCAGCGAAAGCATGGTTTGACGCTAACAATAACGGATAGTAAAGACTTCTCTCAGCCCCCGATTGTTTACGACAGTCGGGGGTTTTTTATTACTCGTACGCTCTAAAACTGCTTTTAATCGCGTGGTAAATCTTAGTTATAATATAGGGGTAAAAAATTATTTTTACGATTTAACCTAGAAAGGAGAAATAAAATGAAAGTTATAGAAACTGTAATAAAAGAAAATATGCTTAGGATTAATAAACTGTTAGAAGCAGCAGAAAATCCTGAGTTCATACAGATAAATAAACATAACGTTTGGTTAGCTGGAAGCAAAATAGAAATCAAAGATGATTGGTATAATGCGACTAATAGTTATATTAACCATAATATAGTAGTAGAGCCGAGCTATTATTTTGATCTATACCCGTTATTTGATGTCGATAGTTGGGATAGAACTGTTACGTCGAAACCAGTAAATGACTATGAATATCTCTACACCGACTGGCAAGAAGGAGAAACTATAGGTAGCGGAATGTTAACTTTAACTTCGAAACAGTTTAAAAGGTTTGAAGGTGGGAAATTAAACAAAATGTTAATACAGTTTATGGACGATGTGTGGAAAGAAGATCACGATAAGTTTCTAGCCAAAGATGATGATGTGATACATATTATTATTTCAGTACACGACCAAGATACTACGGCTAGTATTAGGAGTTTTGTATACGATAGTCCTGAAGGAGATCATGTAGATCAAGCGATGCGACAGTTAATAGAAAGAACTGATCTAGCTGATTTATTGAATTTTAGATTTTAATAGATAGTCTACTAAATGCCCCCGTGCTACGTTCCGTGGTGCGGGGGTTTTTATTTATCGTATTAGTGTTTTTAAAAATAAAATTTTTTATTCAAAGAAATGTTAAAAACTACTAATATCTCTAATATAGTAATAGAATCGTTCTGTAATGGTCTATATCATTGGATTCTTGTCTCTATCAAAAGTAATAGATTTTCTATTAGTTATTAGAAACATATGGTAAGATTCACTAGAGGGCACGAGAAAACTATTTTATTTTGATATTTTCTATTATTATTGTAATAACTCTATAGGATATGAAACAGCTGACTTACACGCAATTAATCCCTACCGAAGACGGTAAAGCATATGTTGACGACAAAGGTAAGATATGGCAACCACTCAACTCGAAACAAAAGAAGTTTTGTAAAGAGTATTTAAAAGGTCAAACAGCTACTGAAGCTGCTATCAAAGCAGGGTATACAAAAGACAGGAAGGGGGCAAAGACACAGGGCAGTGTGTTACTCAATCATAACCCAGTTGTACGAAACTACTTGATTGATCTAGAAATCGCCGCCTCAGAGAGGGACGCAGTTTCTCTAGAGAGTCATTTGTCCACGCTCCACGACCTGCGAGAAGAAGCCAAGGACCAAGGACAGATATCTGCAGCCATAACAGCCGAAGTGCATCGAGGCAAAGCTGGTGGACTCTACATCGATAGACGAGAGATATTGACTGCAAAGATTGATTTGATGTCCAAGGACGACATCCTCACTCGACTCGAAGAATTAATAAAGAAACGCTCTACTGAATCCAATGTCATTGAGGGTGACTTCAGGCAAACTGACTGAGTTCAGTCGCTCTATCTACTCTATCGCTCTACTCTATCGCTCT